ATTGACCAGAACGTATTTGGACCCTCACAAGGATCTCCGTCTGGGCAGTTCGCTGATCCGCTCAGTAGAATTCGGTCGGCAATATGGATGTCGATGGAACTCTCCACGTCCGACCTTGATGGGGCGTCGTCAAATTCCTTGCCTTTGTGGACTTCTGCATCTCGAACAAAAGCCCCCAGCGACAAGCCGTCGCTCGTTAGCTCGTAGTCACCTCTTTCCGATTGAATATAAACTTGCGGTCTTGGGAAGCCGTCTTCGGTCGATACGGTGCCGTAAATCGCATAGTCTTCGATCTTTTCAAAGTTCTTTAAAGGCGTCCTGTGTTCTTCTTCCTCTCGATGAAATTGTGCCTTTTTACCGAGATGTTCAGGAGTAAAGGGGCAGACGATTTCCGGAAGAGATTTTTTAGGGTCATCGCAGACATAATTCGACAGAACTCGCCCACCAGTGCCGTAGGCGACCGCATCCATCCAGGCGGCAAAGCAAATAGGGACAGTGCTATTGCGTCGAAATTTATAGTAATCAGGGTATCCAAAGGGTCGTTTGACTTGGCCGCTTTCGTCACCCGATGGAGCGGCATTGGCAAGACAATCCCCGCCTGTTGATAGCCTCTGTGCAGCATTCGTCTGCTGCATGTCATACCATTTACCTTTGATGTCTTCCTTCTCGAATCCCCAATCGAGTACAGCCGGAATGTGCTGCCACATCCATCGGTGATCGACAAAGCAAACCCGAACGAGGTCATTGTCTTTGTGGTTTTTACTTATCGAAAAAAACGTCTGGTGAACGATATACATCAAGTTAAAAAAGACAACCTTGGTATCGCCACCCTCGCTGGAGTCGGCCTTGATCTTGACCCAAACTTGATGAAACCCCTTATTGATATTGGCACCTTTTCTCAAGGCTTCAAAGTCCTTGCGGCTTAAAAGAGTCCAATACTCGGCCCACACTTGCGCACCCTGGAGAGGCCAGCTTATTACATTTAGCCGTCTCTTTTTCGCGATGTCGGGGTAGTTGATTGGGTAGCGAAACTCGCTAAAACCGTCTGCCGCATCCGGAGACTCCAAGGTCAGCTCGCTAAGGGGCAAATGCTGATCTAAGAACTCTTTCATCTCCGGTGTTTCGAGAAGCGGATGAACTGGGTCTGCATATTCCGAAGTTGCAATACCGACCGAGTATCCGATTGCTGGATTTGACATGACTCCCCCTCCCTGTTTTTTTATGCCGTTGTCGGCTGTCCTAGATTCCAATCGAAGCTGTAAGCGAAGTCGATTGAGTATCTCGTATAAGTGATGCCCCCAGTGCTTTCAGCCGTCGATGGGGCTGAAAAAGAAGCTGGCTCCAGGCAGTCGCGAAGCAGGCGAACGTCGTTGCCATTCGCATCGAGATGCCTGGGGTCGTAGACGCCCTTTTCGTCATCGTTGTCGACGAGTAACGCTCGAAGGACGTGCCGCTCTGTGACGCTCATAATGCCCATCTCCGAACCGATGAGCGCAGTGGCCTCGCTGTCAGCTCGATCTAGCAGCGATCTCGTATAGATCGTTACGCTGAACGTGCAAAACTTAGACACCTGGACGTGACCGCCGCCATGATAGAGATCGAAATTTCCACCATGCGGCGTCACCGTCAGGAATGTGTCGCTCGGAGGCTGCGTGTTTGGGTACGCATCGCTGCAAAGCAGGACCGTACTCTCGGACTGACCAGGAACGCGAGTCGCAAGTCGGTCCATAACGCGAGCCAGGATGTCGCCCTGGTTCGCCACAGATTAACCCTCGACAATTGCGTTAGCCACTTTTGTTGCGCAACTTAAAGCGTCTTGTTTGCAGTCAGGAATCTGCACTTCCTTTTGCGAGGTGCCAATATCGGCACATGCAGTTTCAATCGCGCCCAGGAATGTCACGACGGCAGTTTTCCAATTGGTTAATTTTGTACTTGTGGCGGCATGGGCCGTGGCATCATTTACGTCGGTTGTGTTCGACATCGAAATTGCTCCTCCTTGAGCTACTAGTTAAAATCGGCACTCGTCACCTTAGAAGGCAGGCCATTATTGGCGGTGGTTATACCCCACTGGTAGAGCCACCTTTGAATACTGTTGTCATCCGTTGACCAGTTGTTTTCGCTTTTTATTGTCCACTCCATATCGGGGCGTGAATTATACCCGACTCCGGTGGGAATGAGAATCACTGGACCGCCCTCGTATAACGATGTCCCCTGGCCGAAGAAAATATCGCTCAAAATGATCGTCAGATCCTTGTGAACGCAGTGATCGGTGCTGATCTCTAAATAGACCTGATCCGGAAGGATCGCGGGGGTGGAGATGGCAGTCCGGTCGACCGTGATCCAGCTTGTCGAGCTGGTGGTCGGTGTGGGGCCAGCCGAACTGTGCCAGACGCCTGATGCGTATTTCGGGAGATTTACGGTGCTGGAATTACTACCCACAGAAACCCCCGTTTGGGCTTCCAGTGGCACAATCATCTCGCAGTTATCTCCGGCCACATTGGTCAGAACCGCTCCAGCCTCGTCACAGAGCTTTAATTTGATGCTCTGCGAGTTGATCTTTTGAGCGAAGGTATGTCCGGTGACGGTTGCTTCTTTGATATAGACCCAAAAGTGAGCCATATACATCGTTCGGGCTGTCAGCCCTGTGATGAGTTGACGGAACTTTGGAGCCTTCACGTCATTTGATGAGTTCGCCGCAGTATCGTTACATTCGCCGGTAATCTTCAGCCCCGACGTACCCACTGGAGGCAAACACGCCTGGGCGACCGATTCGTTGCCAGGAACAGCCCCCAGGCCGCAGGGATAGACCGCTGTTGAGAGGTTCGTCGCGGAGTTGTCGGTATTGTCGTCGTAACTAATGATCGAGACAGTAGAATCTACTGACTGCAACCAGTTTGCATTCGGAAAGCGAATGCGAATCTCGGCACCGTTATCAAAGGTTTCGATTATCGGTGCCAAGCTCGTGTTTCTTGTACAGTCCGAGCTGCTGACCGTTTGGCCCCAAAGTGGCCGCAGGATTGCATCGAGCTGGGCAGATGTCATCGTCGGGTTTAATACCGGCGACGTTTGATCGAGCGTGTCGCAAGTGCCAGCCGTCGTGACCACTCGACGAATTGCAAATCCATTATTCGCGGTCAGTGGCGTGTAGACTGCTTCGTCCGTTCCAAATGCCGAAATCGTGAATTCAGTATCGAAAGCGTAGTTGGTTTGGTCGTCCAGGCCGGATCGCGGAAAGAAAAATGAAACGTCGTTGTTTGCGGCAACCGATTTTGTGATACCAATGGTCGCTTCACGAGTAGACGTACTTCCGGCCACGTAGTTAGCCCACAGCGGGGCGACTAGAGCCTCGACCTGGGCGGCTGTCATTGCCGCGTGAAGGGTTGGCGATGCAACTTCGTCTTCATCGGCGGTGCGTGGATTGTCTTGGAGGCGAGTGAGTCGCCACTTGTGATGCAAGTTAAGCGGTAGATGCACCGAATCGCTGTTCCTGGTATTCGACAGCGTGACGGTCCAGCCGCCCTCCTGGGGATTGTCGCTACTGGTACCGCCCGCTTCCGATAATGCTCCGGCATAGGTCTTCGTGAGAGGCGAAGCGTAGGCCGAGCGTCGGCTAATCGTGATCTCTTTAAACCCTTTTGTTTCCGAGTCAGTTGAATCACCGCCGTTCTCGTATGTCGACGTATTCTGGCTGAGTGTGGCCGTACTGGGAGTCACGTTCGTAACGATTGTTATCGTCGCATTGTCGGAGATCGTTGGAATCGTAATGTCGTGAATGATCTTTTTAATTGCGCCATTACTGAAGGTCTCAGGAGTTGTCGTCGACACAGACGCCTCCGTAAGCCCTGGCATTGCCTGGACGGCAGTTAGCACGGTCGCTGCGTCGACTGATGCGAGAGGGATTTCCAGGCTCTTTATGTCGTAACTTTGGCCTCCCTCACCCGTTCCCTGGATGCGAAGCTGCCAGACGGGAGCTGCGCCGGTGTACGTTCCCCAATCACTGACCAGCGGGTCTCCAGGTAGCCCCGACGCAGTGCTTATAACGATTGCCACTTTGCCGCTGGCAGACAGGTCCGTCACCGCATCGCCGTTTTGGACCTGAGACCAATTGCTATACGTTACTCCGGAGTCAGAAAGAAGTCCGGACGCTCCAGGGGTTTCACTGACGCTGACAGCCGCGCCCGATCCCTGGGGCCAGTTATAGGCTGACGTATCTACCGAACTTAGGCCGGTAATGTCAAATGACGAATTAGGGGCTGCGACACGAACCTGGATGTCTTCGTTATAACAATGCTCTCCCTGGAGGCCGTCTCCAGTGAGTAGCGTTGAAACGAGCGGGGGTGCGCCCTTTAGTGCGATCTCGTCGTGATTAGAAGTCGTCAGGCAATAAACTCCGGTCAAGAGCTGCTGTACTGTTTTTAAGGGGCTTGCTTCATCGGCTCCCGTCATCAGGCTTTTTAGTTCACTGATTGCATCCGAGATTCCGGAACTCGTGAAGTATGCCTGCTCCTGCTGAACCCAGTAAATGATGATGTTTTGCGCAATCTGGCCGATAGTCGATTGAACATCAGGATTTAAGGCTGATTTCAAAGCCGCGCCCGAACCTCCGAAAACCGAATCAAATTCGAGGGATTGGGTGTAGTTTGACAAGTTAGCCAAAATCGCGTCGGCTAAAGTTTTTGAGCTGACTGCATCGCTGGACACGTCTTGATTTAACGTGACAAGCGTATCCAGGCTGTCGAACAGTCCATTATTTCCAGTGTATGTGGGCATTATCCCTTGCTCCTAAATTGTTACCAACCACCTCCACCACCTTTATCACCGGCGGCAGTGGTTCCACCGGAGGGAGGCAATGCGTTTGTTTTTACAACTCGATGTTCTTGATCCATTACAACCGAGGGGTCTCCGACTGCGACATACGCTTCGGGCTGTGCCGTAACGGATTCGAGGGTCTTGTCGGTCGCGAATCTGTAGGTCGCTTTTATCCTAAACTCAAGAGCATTGCCTTTTTTTTGCGGGCCATGTAACTCGACATTTGAATCAATCAAATAGATGTTGATGTCGGAGCCTTCTCCGGTGTTTATTAGCTTGATGGTGTCTGCGGGCGTCGGCACAACGGGCCAAGTCTGGAAAGACGACAAGTCAATCGTCACAACCTTTACGGTCGACGGCTGACATATTTTTACGAATTGAACCGGACGAGTGTTGTACTTTGTTGCCGAAACTGCCCTTGGCAACGGGATCATCCCGCTCTTGTTTTCGTAGTGCGTTTTGACGCGACTCATTGTGATAGAAACATTGTCTATGCCAGGGGGCTTCGGGTTGACGAACTCGTCTGTCGCGATGTTGTCGCCAGCCCCAGGCTGCTGGCTTGTCGTCTCCGATACCTTAGTCTGCTGCTTCTTTCCCTCTTTATAAAAAGGCGATGCCGTTCTCGCACTACCTTCGTAGCTCAGGACCGGAACTGACGCATTAAGGCCACTAAAGGCGTTGCGAAAAGCATCCGCAAGAAATGGATAGCCCTGGTCTTGGCCGTGGCCACTTCTCATTAGCACCGGGCCGATGGGGTGGCTTTTTGGGTCATACCCTGACAGCTTCCCCGCACTGTGCGAGCCGAGCTTCTGGTTTTTATCCAGTGTGTTTCCGACGTTGTTATAGTATGTTTTAAAAATGTCGGCGGGGGTGTTTCCGTCGCGTCCAGTACGTTCAGCCTGGACACTCAAGTGGATCGTGTTGTCGTGGAGATTCTCCGTAAAAGACAGGCTCTTGAGAATGAAAGAAGCATTGGTTTTAAATTTTCCCATTTTAAGCTCCGCGATTCGCATAGAACGCTGCAAGAGCTGGTAGGGATGTGTTCCTGGGCCACCTTCCATCGTTAGGCTGCATCCAATATGGACCGTTGTTCCGTTTTCTCTGGTCTGAACGCTGACCTGACCGCTCCAGTTTGTTGCGGGCTGGGGTGGTGCGGCGTATCGCTCCGTATCTACGATGCGATAGTTTACTTTCATGCCATCCTTTGATAGCGAGTAGTCTACAGTGTCCCTTGAAAATCCTTGCATTAACGGCGGCATGAGTGCGTTAATTAGTACAGAGAAATCCTCAGAAGACCGCTTTGCGGCACTCATTAGCTGTAGCGTTCCGTCGTAAACTAACTTCGAGTATTTTCGGTTATCAATTGTCTGGGATGTCTGCCATTTATTCGACACGAGAGCTTTGGCCATCGAATGAAGTCCTCGACAGCTTTTACCGATTAGCGAGAGCGGCTGAGTTGGCGAGCCAGCCTGTTGCGATGTCCCTCCGGTCAATGTGCCTTCAGCCAATGACAGGACAACAGTGGTCTCGATTGAATACTCGACATCGAACCAGCTCGCTGTTCCTGCAACTACTCTCTTGACCGTTAGCGATATTGGTCGGGGGCCGTTATTTATGTCATAATTAGGCTGGGTTTCTCCCGCATTTGATGCCCAGTCACCATAGTGAAGCATTCCGTCAACTTTTAGTACGTGGCCAGCCTCTCCGGTGCTGTATTTTAAGTCCTGCCTTGGCGTCATCAGCTTGGCTCGGATCTTCTTGAGCATCTCACCGCCAACCTCAGACCCAGGCTCGATGAACGGCGTCCCTTGGTCGTTTTGAATGCAGCCGTCTATGTCAATCCGAACTTTAATGCCGATGACATCGCGATCAGTGTCGTCACGGACGACCTCGTGAGACATGCTTTTTGTGTAAACATTAAGGAATTTTATTCCGTTGTATTCAAGCGTCGTGCCGTCCATTTAGTCTACCCACCTGTCTACATCGCCCTGCTTTGCTTGTTCATTCCAAAATTCAAGTATCTTGCTCGTCGGCTTCGGGTTATCTCCGACGCCGACCCACCGCTCAAGCCATTTCCACGGACCTGTATTCGTGAGCCAGTTAATCGGAACGCTTGCTATATCCATGATTGTTTCAGTGATATTCATCACGGCTGCATCTATTACGTTTTCAATTGGCTGCATGGCTTTCTCAAACTCCATCTGAGATTGAGTATATTCTGAGATCACGCCACCCATGTCCTGCGCTCTCTGCATTTCCATTAGACGGGTGTGCATTCGGTACTCAGCCATGCTCGACGCAATCACTCCGCTGTACTCTTTGAGATGCTCATTGGCTCGGATAAGGTATTGCCCAAAATGCTTCAATGCCTCGCCTGCCCCGTAAGTCGCCGCCGTCACGCCTACGACGACGGCTGCATACTTCGAGACCTTTTTGGTCATATCCGTTATCTTTTGGCCAGCCGTTTCCGCTGCTTTTGCTCGTTCTTCCGAGGACTCAAGATATTCGTCATCGGCGTCCAATTCCGCTGCTTGAAGGTACGCCTCGTGATCTTCTTGCGGCATTGTGGCCAGCGTGGCACTGTGTTCCTGAACAAGTTGCTCTCGTCGGATTGCCCGCTTTCGATCCGACATATTGTCAAGCGCGGATTGTGGATCGTATGCCCCTTTCTTGCCGCCCCCGAATGCGCCCTTTACTCGCTCGATGATTCTTTCTTTGATGGTTGTATGCTTTTCGACCCTGGGACTGCCGCCGCCGCCCCCTGATGCCTGCGTTGAGGTACTGGTGCCGGAGCTTCCCTGGCCGAAGTCGATGTCGCGATCTGGGTCGCCACCGCCACCGCCACCACCGAGATTTGAGGTCGCCATTTGAACGGCGTCGGCTATCGAGCTTTGGGCCGGTGCGGATGCTTCGGCGGCTTTTGCAGCACGCCCAGCTCCCTTAAAGAACGAGCGGGCCTTTGAGCCTCGCGGGGCAGCACGTCGACCGGCTGCGTAGCCGCGACGTAAGAGCCTGGAGCCAGTCTTAGTTGCCCCCATCTTGCCAGCAACACGACCGCCTCCACGAAGTAGGCCACCGCCAGCTCTTAATAGGAGCGGAATGAGTCGAGCTAAGGCGGCAACTGCGGCAAAAGGCATGTTAGATGGACTCTTCCTTCTCTTGCGGTTTGTGTCGCTCAAACGCTACATCAGCAAGCTCTGCGGAGTCCCTTACCTCATACCACCACTCTTTCGGAACTGTTCCACCGACAACCGGAGTGATTCCCATCGCAACACCTAGACGGACTCGCTCTGCGGCTTGGATGGTGATTCGGTTTCGGTTGAGGTAGAGTCCGACGTACCGCTCGTAGTCTCTTCGGTAGATGTCGTCGAGGTCGATGCCTCCGTAGAGACCGGCGAGTTCAGCGTAGGTCCGATACTTTTTTTTTGAGTTGCGAGCCATTGGTCGAAATCAACGAACAGGTCCATTCTCTCGGTTTCGGTCAGGCCGTATCCGGTCTTTGAGTCGTAAGGCTGGACCTTAAACACCCGACAAATCATCCGCTGGCAAATATCATACGCATCTTTATTTCCGGCTCCCGCCAAAGCAGGGTGCCTGCTTGATACGAATTCCGGATCAGCTTCGATAGAAAAAACAGTTGCGAGCGGATCAATCGACTTCTCGAACTTGCCATCAAAATACTGAAAAAGCTGTCGACGCTTATTGAACCGGCGACGACGCCACCTCCGAAGAAACCAACCAAACATGAAGTCCCCCTTCAATTTCTAGATATAAGAATAAAGAGTGCCGTAGCTGCTTCTGTGAGCCTCAAATTCGCAGTTCAGCGTGCTGTATTTGGAGCCTGCGTTGAACTCGACCGCCTCGCGGCAGATACAGTGTTCAAACTGGTAGCCGTTCCCGCTGGCATTCAAAATTTCCACTTGATACGTTCCCAGGTTTCCATCTGCGACCGATGAAGCGTCGTACACAAGCTGGCCGACTTTTCCGTTATCAATCCTTACGCCAGCGTTCCCCGCAGCGTTTGTTCGATCTGCAACCTTTCGATACTCAGCGATGTCCCAGTGACTTAATTCAAGCCGGATGCGGGCAATCTGTCCAAGATATTGAACTGCGATAGGCGGTCCCTGGGGGCCACCGTGATGGTCTCCAGGTACGTCGTGATGAAAAGCCTGAAGAGTGACCGACACCATGTCTGCCGAATACCCCAGGATATTACCGTTCACTTTTATCGTGGCCGGACCTAAAATTTGAATGTCGCTTGCCATTTGTTATCTCCGGTCTGTCGGCAATCGACTCGACCGCGACGGATAAGTGTGCGGCACCCGTTCGGGGAGAAGATTCAGCCTATTGTAATCGAGTGTTGTGGGGCCATCTAACGTGACCTTTGTTGCGTCACGATTCGCTTTTATGTTGAATACCGCATCCCCCTTACGCAGTCGATTTAGGTGCCTCTCGGCCATCTTGTTGTATCGCTCATACTCATCAGCATTGAGCGAGGGTCTTCGGTCGTAGAGAAACGACATCGCAATGTCGCAGACTATCCTTTTAAGTAGAGACTGATCGTCACCAGTCAGCGAACTAAGCTGTTCGGTCGTGTAACGATCACCTACGACTAATGCCGCCGTAACCGCTCCGGAGGCGTCACTTAGAGCGGTTACGACGCGGCTATTAGTCTGTAAGTCTCCACGGCTCTGACGAACTCCCTCATCGTTTGAGAGGTCATTTATCAGACGTGGATCATGTCTCAACGTAAGGTCTGCAACATTTGCGTATGCCAAACTCTCAGTCCTTAAACGGCACTCGTGAACAAAAAGCCAGTTACAGGGGCGGTTGCCACTACGGCGTAATCATCCACAACTGCACCAAGGGTGTAGCGGTGCTTGTCGTCGCGGATCGTCTCTACGGTCATCTCTTCGTAAGCAAAGAGTTGAAGCGTCGAGAAGCTCGGACCCTGCCCAGGAGACTCCAAATCGCCAGGACGTGCAGCCAGGAACGCTGTTCCGGACGGTAAGACGTAGCTCTTGGAAGTCGTGGCTCCCTTGTGGGTCGAAACCTTTACGGCATCCTCGACTACGATGTTGTAGCCATAGAGCCGATCAGGTAGACCGAACTCGACGTTGCTCCCAGGAAGCTCGCCACGAATCTGAGCGAGCGAGTGATCGCTGTGCTTTATATGATCGACGATCTCTTGGCACTCGGCAACTTCAATCGCCGTATCAGGGCTAATCACTAAGTGCAGATCCTCTGTTTTGACTGCACTGAGGGTGTCGAGCTTCACTTTATTCGCTGCGAAATTAAGCGAACGCTTAACATCCTGGCGAGCAGTCGTACTGGCACCCCAATTTCCGGTATTGCCGGTAATCGAAGCTACAGCACTCTGGTGCGTGGCGTCGTAGGTGTTGGTGTCGGTCGCGAGTGTGATCGCCTTGACGGTTCGAGCTGTCATGGCCTGCTGGGCCTTGATCCGGCTGTGAGTCTCTAGGAGATCCCAGCTTGCTTGCTCAATGGCTTTGTCGCCCAGGTTGAAACCGAAGTTGTAACGCTCGGTCTGGTACGTTTTCCACTCAAAGGCTTCCGTGCCTTCGTTCCGCTGCGGGCGATCAGATCCATCGAACCATACCGCCTCAGAAATATCGCTGGACATAACG